TCAATTGAGGGGCGTTTTCAACTCCGTCCGCACGGTTTCGGTTGCCCAGTCTACGACATAATTATCTTTTTCCAAGAAGAGACCGAATTTCCCAAGTTCTCGCTCAAATACATCTTCTCGTAGCTGAACCAATTTATGTTCGAACAAAAGATCGGGGATGAACCAGAACCCGGCCCATGCAACAAAAGCGGAAAACGCAGAAATCAACGCGGCTACGATGTGCCCGTAGCTAGTGCCAAGTTCTGCCCCAACGAAGCTGGCTACAAAAAAAGCACCACCCACGCAATAGGAAATGATCCTCTTCCGTCTGGATACCGCAGCCCCAGCTGTTTGAGCACATCTTTGAACGGCAAGGCGCTTCTCCTCGCATCGGGCTTGCTGTAGCGCTTGAAGTTGTCCTGATACAGACTCACCTTCTTCGCGTAGCTTTTCTAGCTCTGCATTGACGTGCGCATTTTGACGATTTCGTTCAGCGAGTTCTTCTTCCAAATTCTCCTTGGCGAGACGATATATTTCTCTCTCTTCCGCATGGGCGGCTGCTTGGCGTTCCGCCTTGTCGGCATATGTCTTTTCGATACGGGATCTAAGACTTTCCTCCAAGCGGTTAAATATCTGTTCAGCGTCCTCCGTGCTTTTGACAAGCAAAGAATCACCAAGCGTGAATTGCATTAAGTGCTGCCCCGCCCGCTCATCAGTCATAAGCGCACGAAATCGATCTGCTTTTACTTCGTCGAGTTCGGATAGGAATTTGTGTACCTTTTTAACAACCTCAGAGCGAGGCTCCAAAGCTGCAGTGCAGTTCGCTAAAAGGCGGTAGCGGGTAAGATCTTCTGCCTTGCCACCGTAGAGTACCCAAAGCATACCTGCAAGGTATCGGTCCGTAATAGCGGGAGGGACATCGTCGTCTCTTTGTAATTTTCGTGACGTCACGTACCTTGCGGCGCACTCTGCTAAACGTGGGTTCTCGGTTACAAAGATATATGCCGCTGTATGGAACATACTCATGCGGACTGCGCGCCCGGCGCGCAGGCGCATCACGCCCGCAATTGATGCGGCGTCACGGCGCTGAGCTGCCGGATTGCCATATGTACCCAGCCATCCGAAAAATGCATCTTCCGCCTCCTTGGAAAAGAAGTTATATTTTGCGGTGTCGGATGGGCTATCATCTATTCGGCTGGCAATAGCCTTAACTGCCGACTCGACATCACGCAAAACCGACATCACATACTGTTTGAATATTGATTGATTTAATCTTCTCGCAGTGGGCCCATAACCTTCCCCATTTGAAACATGATTTATTACACCCTGAAGATTGGATCGAATCTCATCTACGGAATGACGAAAAATAATCACGTTTGCCTTGTTGCTCTTCAAGCTTTCGTGGATTTGCCGAGCATAGATATGAGATTCCTCGCTACTTAAATCCAGCAACGACATGACAAATGGTGCATCCAAGACCACATTCATGAGCGCCAATGACGGCTTGCTCCCTGGGTCTTGTAGATTCAGCACAACCTCAGCGATAAGGGCACCAGCTGCGATTTTCGAGATCAGATCGTAAAGCTGTCTATTTGTTTCGTATGCGTCGACGATGAACGAGGCACATAAGACATCTAGCTTCGCCCTTGTGGAGAGCTCGGCTTCGATTTTTTCGTCATCCTTTTTCTTCGGCAACGATAGAGTACGTCCTGTTGCGCTATTTTGCGTGGATGATTTGACGGGCTTCAGGAGAATCGCATGGAAATCCATGCTGACTAGCTGATCTAAGAAGGCATCAGAAAGCGCCTTGTCGTCAACGATAAGATCGTTTTGATTTAGTATGGGCTTAGCAAATCTGCAGAATGAGTCAACGACGGACCGAATGTCAGATTCCGATACCGAATTGAATTCGTCAGTAACGCTGGCGTAGACATATTCCTCCGATACATCGCTAGTCCTGTTTCGCGTGATCAGACCTGCCTTCTCCAATCGAGGAGCCAGATCGTCAACCGCCCAAGGATGTATGTCGATCCCATAGAGGTCACGAACTTCGTTTGCAAGTTGCTTGGCATCGAATTTTCGACCAACCCATTTCTTTGCGATGGGTTTAAAAATGGGAGCCAACCCACTAAGCAAGTCACCATGAACTTGCGTGGTTTGTGCTAGTAGTGCATACGCTATCAAGGGGCGATCATTTTTCGGTTCTAGTGACTCGTTAAGTAATGTCATTTGCGAGTTCATGTTGAATTCATCCCGAATGTGTTACCTCAATGAAAACAATTATAAGGTGTTTGATCGAGCGCGCAGGATAAGTACTCACCAGTAGTTCTACGCTTACGTGCCGGAAACGCAGAAATCGCAATCATGCATGGTGGGCGCAGGCCCTTGTGCAGACGTGGGCGCGATTACCGAGCCGGGTACCAAGGCTGCAAGGGGAGTCCCGAAGGTCGGGATCGACAACCGATATACCGACGAACAGCAAAACGACCTCGCGGACGGCGACCCGGATCTTCGTTTGGCGCTCGGTAGTTTGTGCACACTGCCCGCTCCCCAATTTTGAGACTTGACGCGATCATCTTACTGCGCGATACACTGTACATTCATACAGTATTATCCACGCATCATGATCTTGCCCCCATTCGAGCCGCCGCCGTTCGACACGATGTCGAAATGGTGGAGCACGTGCACATATGCCGACGTCCATCGGCTGATTCTCGAGGTGCTACACCTGCGGATTACGCTCCGCGAGGTGAGCGACCTGGCCGGTGACGCTGCGCGCATGATTGCGTACCTCGAGCAGGCCGACACGCTGAAGTACGGTGCGCCGCTGCGCCGCTTGAAGATCAAGATCGAGAAGGAAATTGCGCGTGCAGGCAGGATGGACAGCCCTCGAGAGCTGATCGCACCGTTCTCCGACGAATGGCGCGCACGCGAGGCCGTGAGATGCAGCCTCCGCGATGCCCCTGACCAACCGGACCCCGGCTCGGACAAGGCGACAAAGCTACCTGATTTTCAGCACCTGACGTGGACAGATCTCCGCGACGCATGGAGCGCGACCAACTACAGGGGAAAGGGTGCGCTGTCGCTCGAGCAGCGCTTTGTACTCGAGGTCGTACATGTGCGCCGCGCACTGCGGCGCATGGACAAACTAGTCAGCGCGGCCGAGCTGGAGCTGAAGCAAATCGGTGCTCCCGACTCGTTTGCACTAGACCAGCTCCGCCGAATGATCGACGTCACGCGCTTCGATTGACACTAGTTGACGGTCGCCGCGTCCGCCGACGATAGACCGCTCCCCCGAAAATGGTATCGTCATACGATAACCACACCTATGAGAAAGCTAATGGCGAAGCGAGCCATGATCTGCGTCGGCGACACGACGACGCACGGTGGACGCGTGCTGGAGGGCAGCGCGACCGCCACCATTGACGGGAAACCCATTGCCGGCGTCGGACACAAGGTACTTTGCCCGCAGTGCAAGGGCGTCTTTCCGATCCTGCCCGACGCAGGCCGACCCTACCCGCATCAAATCGCAGGCCGCGACACCGCTGTCGAAGGCATGAAGACCGCATGCGGGGCGACGCTGATCGCCTCTCAATCGTCCGCATCGCTCGACGATGTCGGAGCCGGAGAAGCAACGACCGGCGGTGCGGTCGCAGCTGCAGCAACGGCGCTTGCCCCCTCACCGACGCTTTGCCTCGAATGCCTGAAGGCGGCGGCCGAGAATGCCGCGACGATGATCGCGCGCGGATAGCCCATGACCGACATCACGATCGAAGCGTTCTTCGCCAAGCGTCAACAGCAGTTGACCATGCAAGCGCACCTGTACGCCCTCGTCGACGGCCTCCTATACGCTGACGCAGCCGACGCGTCGCCGCTTCAGCGATCACAATCGGCCGTAGCGCTGTTCGACGGCACACCGGACGCGTCACTGGCCGATGCGGGGCCGTGGCTGATCCATTACGAGCGGGCTTCCGGCACGATCCGCCAGACGCTATCCACTATGGCAAGAGGCTCCACCGGCGTCTCGTGGCTGATCAGCGCATATCCAATCGAATCCCTCGCCGACGAGCTGCGCAGCCGGCTCGACGTGCGGCTTCCGGATGGCCGCACCGCCCTCCTCCGGTTCTACGACGCCCGCATCATGGCCGACATGGCGTCGCTGATGGAATTCACGCAACGCATGCAGTTCTTCGTCGCGACATTCGACTGGCTCGTCGAAGTGAATGGGAAATTGAAGGGAGTGCACCCGCATGCTTGAGCTGACACGCGAACAGGTCGCCGGGCTTGCCGAGATCGACGCCCGCGGATATGTCGAGCGCGTCAGACAGGATCTCATCAAGACAGACCCGAAGCTGGCCGACGACGGCACGCTGCCGACGCGTCTCTGGAACGCATACATCGCCGCTCGACGACTTGGCATTCAGTCCGACGAGAACGTCAGCGCGTTTCTTCGGATCGAGGCATACGCGCCCGGCTTTTCCGAAAAGCCAGCTACGCGCGCGTGGCTGACTAGGCCCGGACGATCGGCCGACGAACGCTTTCACGATTACCTTCGCGTCATCAAATGGCGCATCGAACATCCGCAATACAACGGGGGATCTCGAAATGGCGGGATTGGTGGTACCGATAATCGAAGCAGCAGTAGTGGAGCTTCGTCTGGTCTTGGCACGCTCTGGCGCAGCCTTATTGGGAGGGGCGGCAGTGGCGGGAACGGCAAGTCTGTCTAGCGACACACCGAAGGACGAGAGCAAGGCAAAGACCGACGCCAAGGCCATCCCACGCACCGGAGAAAAATGCAAGAAGTGCCCCCCGGAAGAAACTGGCAAGGCGGAGAACAAGACGCACCATATGTCCGACCACTCGCGCGAGTATCAAGGTCGCATCACCGGGCGGCCATATAGCAATGCGGGTAAATGGAACGAGGAATGGGTATGGGAGGGCATCGCATTCGACGGTTTTCTACCGGCAGAATGCATGCTGCAAGAGGCAAAGGCGCACTATGCGCAGTTCCTTCAACGTGACGACGAAGGCGAACTGGAGCCGCTCTCTTGGTTCAAAGGATTTCCGGGCATGGTCTCCGATATTGAGCGACAAGGCGGCAAAGTAAAGCTGTTCCCGCCGGCTCGTTTGACATGGTACTTTGAAGAAGCGGAGGTACGCGAGTACCTCCTCAAGGACCTGAGACGCAATTCGGTTCTTTCTGTCGTACAACCGTAAACTGAGAACAAGATGGACATCAGCCTTCAGTTCAGGGACGAGTCACTGGCCCCGACAGACTTCGAGAAGATCCTGTCACGCATTCACGTCGTCACGTCGACGATGGGCGCAATCGACTCGACGCTGAGTACTTGGTTCGCTCAAGGAGATACCTTGGACGAAGCGCTACTCTACCCGGCGTTTGAAGACGGCCAACCGTCGACCGCACTGCTTGCCGTCTTAAGGCATCAATTTGCAGACGATCCGTCGCGGTCATACGTTGCCCTGTGGAACGGGAATCAGAATAAGGGAGAAGGCGCGACGATCGCGTGCCACGTCGGCGACAATGCCGTCCCGCACTCGTTCGAGATCAAAATCTCCAGTCCCACCGTGCTCGGAAACATCGCATCAGTTCAACGAATCGTGAGCGCCACGGTCGCCGCATTTCAACCTGCCTACGTTTCGGTCTCTCCAAGGAGCTACGCGGCGAAGCAGGTATTCGACGACAAGCCGGGCGTGGGCTGGATGATCTACTTGCCGACGGTGATCACACAGCAGCAGGTTCCGGAGGCGCGTGAGATTGTTCCAGTCCCTGAGGCCGGCAAAACGCAGACCGGCACAATGGTCGTCAGCACAACGGATGCCCCGTTCTCTATGAAGAATCCCGAGCACATCGAGACAGCAAACCGCATCGAGATCCGGCTCGTCGACCAGGATCTTCTGCCCGCCTTCGCTGACCTGTAGGCATGATGCCAGCGCGATCGCTCACGCCGGCATCATCGGTTAGAACAGTCCCACGGGCTGCGCCGCGTCATCCCAACTGAAGATGATCAGCTCGTTCCGCTCGACGCCCCGCCCGCCTCCGACCGTGTACTGAATCGGCACGGTCTCGATGTGAAACCCGTCGAATACCCGCCGAATGTCCGGGTGATCGTTCAGGCTCACGATTGCCCGACCCTTCAGTGAGCGCAGTCGCGCGGCCATCTTCTCGTATTCCTCGAACGGGAACGCCACGCCATACCCCTCCGTCTCGTAGTACGGTGGATCCAAATAGAACAGCGTGTGCGGCCGATCGTATCGATCGATGCACGCGGCCCAATCCAACCGCTCCACGAACGTGTTAGCGAGCCGAAGGTGCGCCGCTGATAATTCCTCCTCGATGCGCAACAGATTCAGGCCGGGCGGCGTTGTCGTCGCCGTGCCGAATGACTGCCCTTCCAGCTTCGCCCCAAAGCAACTTTTCTGCAGGTAGTAAAACCGTGCCGCGCGCTGGATATCGGTGAGGGTTTCCGGGACCGTCTGCTTGAGCCACTCGAACACCTGCCGACTCGTCAGCGCCCACTTGAACTGCCGCACGAACTCCTCCAGGTGGTGCTGCACGACCCGGTACAGATTGACCAGCTCGCCGTTGACGTCGTTGATCACCTCGACCTTAGCCGGCGGGCGCAGGAAATACAGCGCGGCCCCGCCCGCAAACACTTCGACATAGCAGTCGTGCGCCGGAAAGCGCGGGATGAGATGGTCTGCAAGACGGCGCTTGCCGCCGATCCACGGAATAATCGGATTTGCCATTGTGAAAGCCGTTTTAAAACTTGGTGTAGAATCCGGCCCGCCTACCGGTAGGTAGCAGGGCCTTGGCCGATTCACTGGCGCGATCAGTGGAAAGGCGACCGGCGAGCGTGTTCGCGCACGCCCTCCGGTCGCCCTGTTTCTCTCGAGGCCGTCCGGCCTCGCATGCCGCGCTATCGCGGCAGATCGACTTGCATCTCGCCCGTCAACGCGTCGTAACTGCGTTCGCACTGCTGGCCGGCGATGCGTCGCTCGTCAGCGATCTTTGCCAGCTCTCCCGCTCGCGTATCAGCCCGGCCGAGCACGTCGGCAAGCAGATCGAGGGCGTCGCCGGCTGACGGGCCTCCGGTCGAAGCGGGGGTACGTCGAGCATCCGCGACGAGCGCGGCGACCTGTCTGCGCAGGCCGTCAGCAGCGGAAGCAGCAGCATCGGCATCAACGCGCGCCTGATCACGTTCTTTCGCAGCATGGGTTGCGATCTCCTGTTGTGCCGCCGATCGGCGGCGAAATTCATCACGCTCGACCTTCATGTCGTCGATCTGCTGCACCTGATCTGCGACCGTTGCGGACTGGTCGGCGTCCCGATACCCCTTGAAATAGCCGCCGGCCGAACCAGCGACGACGCCAGCGATCACGACCAGCCAGATACGCGGATCGAACCAGTTCATGTGACGACCTCCCCGCCGGCCGCGCGGTACGCGGCCAACAGATGCTCGATCCGGTTTTCGTGCTGGCCATATCCGGCGCCTGGCAGACTGGCCCACACGTTCGACACCTTCGCGACGGCCTCGCGAAACCGCCCGGCGTCGATCAGCGGCAGCGCACCGTGCTCGCGCAGCTGCTGCAGCGCATATCGATCCTGCGAAACCGGGCCGAAGTCCGGCAGCTTCATCTGCGCCTGATAGATCCGCCACCAGCGATTGAGGATCTGATAGCGGCCGGCCGCCGTCGACGGCACCGGAATCTGCCGGTTGAGCACATTCGGATGCTCCGCGTAGCTCGCAAACAGCAGCGGCCGGCTCGCCGTCGATCCCACCAGCACGTTGTAGCCGTCGTCCGACTTCGCGAGCAGCTCGGAGCCGATTTCACTCACCGCGATCATGTCGAGGAACGCGACGCGGTTCTTGCCGCCAGCGGCGGCGGTGTCGATTCGTGCCATCGTCACTTCTCCCCGAACAGGCGCTTCGCGTTACGACGCAGCAGCACCTCCAGATACTGCGATCCGATGATGCCGAGTGCGCTCCCGAGGCCGAGCAGCGCGATCGGCGGCAGATCCGGGATCTGCAGCAGCGCGATGCCGGCGACCATCGACGTCGCCGAACCCAACATTGCCCGACCGGCGACGAGCCGAAACGTCAATTGCTCGCCACCAACCATCACCTTCGCGATACCAATCAGTCCGCCCATGATGATCAGCTCCAGAATCGTCTTCTCGTGGTCTTGCATCCCACCCCCGTTGAAAAAAGAAAAGCCGCCCGAGTTGCCTCGAGGCGGCTGCTAAAAACGACCGACACGCGTGTTACTTCTGCGGTGCCGGCACGACCAGGTCGATCTTCTTTTTCGGCTTCTTGCCGTGACCGGCTTTCGCCTTCCCCTTGTTGCCGGCGTTCAGATCGACCGACGTCTCCCAACTTCGACCGGCGTACGTGTGCTTCACCGACTCGACCAGAAACTCGCCGTCGGCCTCCTGCTTGAAGCCTTTCAACTTCACCGTCTTCTCGGCCGCGATATCCGTACGGCCGCGCATGCGCAGCACGCTCTTCGCCGTGTGTCGGTTCAGCTTCTCGAGGCGGGATTTCGCAGCCGCCTTCGCGGCCTCCGGGCTGGCGTACGAATGGCGCTCGGTATGAACCGCAGCGGCACCTGGCGGCGCATCCGGATTCGGGATCGTGAGATCGATCTTCTTGCCGGTCTTCGCGTTGTGCACCTTCGCCCGCACCGCGACGAAGCTCGCCCGGTCCGGAAACGTGATCTCGTAATCGGCGAGATCTGCCGGCGTCAGCTCGATCGACGGCAGCGTCTTGCCGCTCGCACTCTTACCACCGCCGATCGGCCCCACGATCAGCTTGCCCGCCTTCACCGTCGCCGTCGCACCGTACTGCCGCGCGATGCGTGTGATGAAGTGCAGGTCGCTCTCGCCGAACTGATCGGCACGCGGCACGACGGCGTCGACCGAACACGCAGCCGCCCACTTGTTGCGACGCGCGACGTCGCCGACGATGTCGGTCAGCTTGACGTTCGTCCAGCCGCCGTAACGATGCGTTTTCGAGGTCGCACGCATGTTCGCGGGCTTACCGCGGATCACGATCGTTGCCGGCGGCCCACGCAGCACGATCTCGTCGATCGCGTACTCGCCAAGCATCGACAGTCCCTGCCCCTCCCAACCAAGCGAGATCTTCAGCGTCGCGCCTTTCGGGGGGAATCGCACCTTGCCGTCCCGGTCGTCCAGCTCGATCTCACAGTCGTCCGCCTCGAGGCCCGGTTTGTCGGTCGTCTGGATGCGCAGCACGCGATCCTGAATGACGCGTGTGATGTCGTCGCCGTTCGCGACGATCTGAAAAATAGCTCGCATCGCCCCTCCCTTACGACCACAACTGGATCGGCTCGTCGCGCGGCACCTCGAGGACCGGCATCACGATCAGCACACCGGATCTGAACGGCTGCGCTTCCCGCGCCAGACCCGGATTCGCCTCGTAGACCGCCTCGACGGTGCCGGACAACGTCCCATAATGCTTGTGGCAGAGCGTGTCGAGCACATCCCCGTCAGAGGTTCTGAGCGTCTTCGCCATAGCGGACAAACTCCAGGCTGTAGGTTTGTTTGCGAGGCGCACCATCCGACATGATCGCCTCCTGTTCCTCGTCGACGCCCTGCAGATACCAGCGGCCGAGCACGTCGCCCGTGCCGGCCGTGAGCTGGACGGGCTTCATCTTCGCGCCGATCGCGCGCAGCGTTTCGACCTGGCGGAATCCTGCGCCGAGCGCCGGGAACACGACACCGGACAGCGTGATCGTTTCGCCCCCTTGGCTCACCGCCTGCGCCGCCTCCTCGCGATTCAAGCGCTCCTGCGACGCGACCTTGTAACGGGTCGAGCGCCGCAGCTTGTCGAACGCCGCCGTCGACACACCGAAGTGGAACGAGACGCCGTCATCCACCGACAGCGTCAGCAGATGAGGGGTAGAAGACGTTGCGCTATCGAACAAGCCGGAGAGAACCGAGCCGAGGCCGGTCGTCTGCGCGAACGTCTTCAGCGCCCCCATCGTCTTCTCGCCGACCAACGCAGTGAACTGCGTCTTCGCGCCGGCCAACGCGCCCATGACGCGCTGCGCTGCCGACCGGATCAGCGGGTGATTCGTCGCACCGACCATCTTCAACACACTGTTGACGGCCGCGCCCGTCGCCGAGAAGCTGCGCAGCGCCGTACCGATCTTCGGACTCAGGTCGCCGGCCACCGACAGCAGGCTGGTTGCGCCTGACAGCAGCTCGGCCGCCGACGTGAGGTTCCCGGTCGCCAGCTTCGTCAACACGTCGACAGTGTTCTGGCTCGCCGCGCGGTTCCGGTCAAACACGCGGACGACCTGGCGCACGCGCTCGGACGCGATGCTCGCCTGCGTGGCCGCCTGCGTCACGCTCGAAACAAAATCCATGCGATCTCCCCTTACAAATGCGGCGCGTCGAACATCGCCGACCGATTGCTCTTCTCGAGCGATTCCGACATGGATCGCTGGAGCTGCGGGCTGAGTTGCGCGAGCAACTTGTCCGCGATCTGAGCGTCGGCAACACCTTCCACCTTGATGTTGAATACCGGCGCGAACTGATTCTGCTGATCCACCTTGAACGGCCGGGCCTGCGGCGAATCCGGATTCGCTGCCGCCGCAGCCTTCGCTGCCGCCTTGGCGGCGTCGCTCTCCTCGTCCTTCTTCCCCATCGTCCACCGCGCGAGGCCGGCAAACAGCTTTTGCCCGGCGAACGTACCGATTACGCCGCCCACGACACCACCAACCGCTGCACCGATCGGTCCGCCAACGACTGCCCCAAGTCCCGCCCCAGCCTTCGCACCGACAAAGCCGCCCGCCAGACTGCCACCAATGCCCGCGTACCCCTCGACCTTGTGTGCGGTCGTGTCATCGCCTTGCGCAACCGCATACGCGTTCTTCGCGGCGAGTCCGATTTTCAGCAGGGTCGCGGCAACGGCGATCTTCCCGGCGTACGGCGCAATGCGTCCGGCGACGCGACGTAGCGCCGCGAATGCGCGCCCCCACCGGCCACGAGGAGGAGGTGGAGGAGGACCCGGCGGCCCACCCCCAGGACCACCTCCGGGACCGCCACCGCCAAAATCTCCCGGACCGCCCGGCCCTCCGCCGCCCGGAAAGTTGACGACAAACACGCGCTGGACGCCTCCACCTGCCCCGCCCAACGGATCAAACCCCGGACCGCCGCCCCCGCCACCCGCTCCGCCACCACCGGGCCGCACCCTGCTACCCCGCGAGAGCCAGCGCCCACGCACCATGTCGAACAGCCCGCGACCGATATTCCACGTCGCGCGCGCTCCGCGATACGCAACTGCGGCGCCGATGACACTCGCCACTGCCGCCGCAGCTTTCGGCGACGAATCCGATGCGTCCTGCACCGCCTTGCCCGCCTTTTTTGCCCCCTTGCCGACGAGGTCCGTGATCGGCCGCAACGAGTCGCCGATGCTGCGCATCGCGTCGTCCCACTGCTGCAGCACCTCGCTCCAGATCTGCTTCGACGTCGCGCGACGATCCGCGAGATCCTTCTCGATCTCACCGCTGGCCTGTATCGCGTTGTTCTTCAGGTTCTGATACAGCGCGGCGTTCTGCATGTAGGCGGTCAGCGCCGCCTTGACCTGCATATCGGTGAACAGGTCGCCGGTCTTCATCGTCTCTTCGAAGGCGCGCATCTGAGCCTGCCGCTTCACCGGATCCAGCTCCGCGTTGATCTGCTTCGCGGCAACCGCCAGCTGCTTGGCCTTCGCCGGATCGACACGCTCGATGTACGCACGCGCGAGGACGAACGATGCTTCCATCGTCGACCACCCCTTATTGATCGCCTCCTTCATCTTCGCTTGGTAGTTGACGCCGACTTTCTCGTAATTGCGATCGGTCTCGCCCGAACCGATCTTCGAAAGCCAGTTCTTCAGGTTGTTCGCCGCCTCGTCGGCGTTGCCGGCCGTCTTCATCTGGACCTGCAGCATCGCGCCGAGCTGCGTCACGGAATCCTGCCCCGTGATCCCAAGCTTCTTCATTTCCGCCAACAGCACCGGAAACCATCGGGCCATGTCGACAGATTCGAACGAGCCTTCCTTGCCGAGGTACGCGATCGCCTCGAGCGCCTTCATCATCGCCTTGGGATCGGTGATGTTGGCGTTTTGCTGCAGCGCCTGAATCATCTGAGCAGTCTCGACGCTCGTCGCGCCCTGACCGATTGAGAACTTGGCGACTGCCGGCCCGAAGTTGAGCGCACGGTCGACGTCCATCCCGCCCGCGACCATCTGATTCACCGCATCGGCCAGCTCGTTGCGCTTCATCCCGTTTGCCACCGCGTCGCGCCGGATCCGTTCCGACATCGCGTCTTCCTGTGCCGTGCGCGCGATGCCCGCCTTGATCGCGATATCGCGGATGATTGCCTGATACTGCGCAGACACGACGGCCGGTAATGCGACGGCCGCCCCGAGCTTCACCGAGTCAGCGGCGGCATTGCGCATGCCCTCCATACCCGCATTAACCCGTTCATGACCGCGCGCGCGCAGTTCCAGCCCGCGAATCGTGCGGCCGAGGCGCGCGTATGCGCGATCGAGTCGATCCACCTCAAACCCGGCCGCACGCAGCGCGCTCAGGTTCGTTTCCAGCCTGCGTCGGATCCCTTCGGCTGCGCTGTCGCCGGCCAGGTGCAGCCGACGAAACTCCGCCTGCAGCCTGATGGTCTCGCCGATCTGCCGTTGCCACATACCGCGCTCACTCGCGGCCCTGCGCAACCCTGCGATCCTCGAGCTTGTGTCAGCGACCGCCCTGCCGAGCGTCGCCGACACGGCACCGCCGATCACGATGCCAAGTCCAATATCCCGTGCCATGTCGGCCTCCGCTCATTTCCTGCTTAGTCTGTTAGCCACCACACCACATCGTCGAGCGTCATGTCGTCAACCGACTGCGGCGTCACTCCGCACTCCCGCATCATCCGTTTTGCCAGCGCCTTCACGGTCGCGATTGGAAGCCGGACGAGTGGATCGAAAGGAGCTGTACGCACGCTGCATGGCCTCGTAATCGGCCATGTCCATTGCTTCCATGTCGTCGGGTGCCACCTCCGCGAGCAGCGCGAACAGGATGATTTCCTGTTGCTCTTCATCGTCGCCTGCCTGCTTGCTGGCGGTACGCACATCGCGCACCTTCGGTCGGCGCATCACCAGCTCGTCGCGAATGACGCCGTCAAATTTGACCGGATACCGCAGCTTGATCTTGGTCGTTTCCATCGTGTGCCTCAAATGAAGCGGGGCGACCACCTGGCCGCCCCGTTATGGGTTGAAAAGTAACTTTGCCTGCCGCGCAGGCTTGCGTCACATGCCGAGCGCTTTGCGCACGTCCGCGAGCTGGTCGACGCCATCGATCACGCGGGTCATGCCGAGCACGTCGATCTCGTGAACGACCGCGCCGTCGATTTCCATCTTGTAGTAGGTCAGCTCCGCCGTGTATTTGACTTCCGACATCGAGCCCGGCTTCCAGCTACCAGGATCGAATTCGGACAGCATCCCGCGCATGACCATCGCAACCGCCTTCACCTTGCCCTTCGTGTCGCGGAACGCGCCCCGAAACGTGCCATTGAACGCGCTCTGATCGGCCAGTCCGAAAAACTTCAGCACGTCGCGCTCGATGCTCCCCATCGTGAAGCCGGCTTGCAGCGCCTCCATCCCCTGATCGACCTTGGTCGGCGCGTCCATCCCGCCCGCGCGATAGTCCTCCGTCTTGAGCTTCAGCTTCGGCGGGCTGACTTCCGTCGAGCGACCGGCAAAGCCCCGCCCGTCAACGTACAGCGCCATGTTGTTGAGTGTTTCCGGAACCACGTTTCACCTCCTACGATTGGGTGTCGAGAACTTCCGTCAGCCACTGGTTCGTGACCTCGAATCGGAAGTTCGGGTTTTCGGCCGGCGGAACATCGGTGAACCGGATATTCCAGTACACCTTGCCCTGCTCGAGCTGCGACGCCGAGTTGAGCTTCGGATCCGGGTAGACCTCGAAATTGATGATCGCCCCCTGCGTGCGCAGATCGCGCATGAACGCCTGCAGGCCCTCGGTCACGTCCTTGACGTACGTCGCCGTGATGCCGCGATCGACCGCCCATTTGTGGCCGGCCTGCACGGCATCCATGACGATGTCGAGCGTGCGAACGCGCGTCACGAACGTCCACTTCGGATCAGCCGACAGCGTTCGGTTGCCCCACAGTCGCGGGCCGCCGTCGCGAATGATCGTCGTGATGAACGAGTTGTTCAGCAGGTTCGCGCGGCACGTCTCGTCGCCGTCGAGGAACTCGATCGGGCGCTTCGTGCCGCTGATCCCGACAATCTCCTTGTTCGACGGCGACGCCCAGAAGCCGATCGCAGCGTCGGTCTGGCAGAACAGGCCGGCCGCGTATGCCGATGCCGGTGCATCAACGTCGGCGTTCACCGCCGTGTCCCAATACCGCACGCCGGGATCGACCATGTACAGGCGCTTGCTGCCGAAGTTCTTTGCGTACGCGATCGCCGCCTCGTCGGTTGTGTTCGGGCCGTCGATGATCGCGATCGCCCGCAGCTTCGCGGCGAGCGAATCGGCCGCCGTGGCGACCGGTTGCTTGGCCGTGTGACCAGGCGCGATCAGCAGACGCGGCTTGAGGTCGAACAGCGATTTGCCGTCGAGCAGCGCCTGCATACCCGTGCGTGCACCGCCAGCCGTGACACCGCCGATGACCGCGGACGTCAGCTTCGCATCGTCCTGATCGGTTGCGACGCCGACGGCGACCATCACCGTCTTGCTCTGCTTGTAGATGCCTTGGATCGAGCGCGTGATCGCGCTCGTCTCGCCGAACGCGGCGACCGCGTCGTATTCGCTGGTGATGCGCACCGGCACATTCGGCGCAACGAGCCCCGCGCCGGGCGTGTACGTGTCGACGACGCCGACGACGGACGTCGACGGCACGGCGATCGTGCGCGGGCCAGTGTCGACCAGCACGGTCGTGACACCGTGATAGAAGGATGTAGCAGCCATTCAGATCTCCGAGAAAGCCACAAAGTAAAAGGGCCGCTCGATTTGAGCGGCCCTGCATTGCGTGTGATCGAGGTACGTCAGGTGGACGCAAAACCCTGCTCACTGACAAACGGTGGCGGCGACGGGAACGTGACGTCGGGCCAGTTCGGCATTCCGCTGCATTCCCGCAGCGACTGCCGATACCCGAGCAACATCACGAACTGGTCGGCCGTCAGTGTGGTCCCGTTCCCAAGTAACTTTTCGTCTTGATGACGAGCGACAAGCCAGTCAGTCGCACCAAGCGCCGTGTCGCGCTGCGCGCGCTTGGCGCTGGCGATCTCTGCTCGCGTCGGTGGAAGAGGATCGAGTGCAACTGCCTCGCCGGCGCCGTTGACAACAAGGCGCTTGCCGGTCGACTGCGCGTTGATGAGATCGAGCCACCGCTCGTTGCTGATATCGATGACAGATGTCCCATGCGGGGCCGGGCAGTCCACGCTATCGTGGAACGCCACAATGCTGCCGTTCGAATCGTATGCTGCTTGTTTTTGGCCCATGAGCCGCCCCCTTTAGTATCCGATTGCGATCCACCAGATGTACGGCGTTACCGAGTCTGAGGAGTTATTCCACACGGTCAGCATGCTTTTGTTTGCATCGAGGCCGACGCTTGGTCTTGTCGCCGTCCATACCGATGTCTGAATGGGTATTCCCGTCACAGAAAGAACTGCTTTTGGGAAGGCGGTCGGAAACAACTGATTCGCCGAGGCACTTGCACCGATCGCAATCTCCAGCCTCCCCCATTGGATAATCAGCCCGCTCGGCAGCTTCTGATAGCCGTTTGTAGCGAGCAACGCCGCGAATTTGCTTGACTGCCCCACGACAGCAGAGCCGGATGCGAACCAGTACCCTTTCTGCGGGCAGACAAGAATCACGTCATCGCCCGTGCCGAGGGTCAAGCTCGACACCGTCTGGCCGTTCGCGCTGATCAGGTCCCCTCCATTACACGAAATCGTCAACGGAAAATTTGAGGTGACCTTGAATGCAATTGCCGCGCCCTGCGGCAATCCTTCGGTCGACGGAAGCGCATACGTCGCGGCGGCTGCCGCCTGTTGCGTGAAGTACTTGCCGATGTCAGCAGCCGCCCCATTCGTGCTTCCGACCGGCAGGTTGACCGACGTTTGGAAGCTACCAAGCGCACGCTGAACAAACGCCGTCGTCGCAAGCTTCGTGCTGCTGTCGAATTGCTGCGACGTTGGTCCCTTCGGCGTGCCCGTGAAAACCGGCGATTCGATCGTCGCCCTCTTCGCAAGGTCATTCATGACGGTCGTCGCGAAGTTCGGATCATTCCCCATCGCGTCCGCCAACTCCTTCAGCGTGTTGAGCGCCTCGGGCGATTGATCGACGAGGTCGGCCAACTTCTGAGCGAGATCCGCTTTCGTAGCGTATTGCGAATGCGGGTCGGCTGCTTTCGCATGCGCATCCAAGTTGCTTTGGCCCGCTTCGATCTGCTTTTTCAGGTACCGCGTCCGGTTCGCCAACTGCTTCGCCTGCAGGTTATCAACGCCTTCCGGACCTCCCTGTACCGGATCCGAAGTCTCAAGCTGATAGATCCCGTCTTCCCATTTATCGAATTCAACGAGATTCGTCATGTTTCAATGCTCCCTCTTGTGTACTGCCCGTTACGTTGCGCAACGCCGTTATGGCGGATCGGTACGGCCGTGTAGTCCAGCACCGCCAGCTTGCTGCGCGCTGGCGCATAGCGCTCGATCGCCTGCCACAGCTTGTCCGCCTGATCGCGCGTGATCGGCGCACCGAGTTTCACGATGTACTCGGCCCATGCGCTCGCCTTGCCGTGCAGCTGATCCCCGTTTCGAATGATCGATCCGTCGCGGATGCGGCCGCTACGCCCCTCGATGATCGTAACCTCCCCGAAGCCGAGCCGACGAATCACCTCGCGCACCGCCCACGGCGTTCCCTTCTTGCGATGCAACGCCATCGATCCCTTGATCAGCGCCCGTCGCGCGTCTTCCGACTCGGCCAGCTCCCATCCATCAACAGCGAGCGCCCACGCGAGCCAGGGCAACCATGCGACCGGACAACGATCTGCATCCCACAACGTGCGCAATATCTCGACGTCGACGCTCGGCCGCAGCACCCGTGCCAGCGCCGCCTCGAGCGGTGTCTGATTAGCCGGCAGTAATGGTTCACGCATCGTCGACCTTCGTATCGAGCTGGATGGCCGTGCAGTGCGCAAACTCGCGGGGACCGCACACGACGTTGGAAAGCGGCGCGGCGAGATCGAGTCCCGTCACGCCGCTATCCGGCGCGTGCAGCGCTCCCTCGATGGCCGAGCGCGGCATGCCGGCGCGCAGCCGCCGCGACCTTGCGACGACGCGATCGAGCACCTTGCGTCGCGCAGTCAGCACGATGTCGGGATCCGGCCCGCTGCCGACATGGATCGTCGCGTCGATCGAATACGCGATCTTGATGGCCGGCTCGACCAGCACCGTATCGTTGAGCGGGCGCACCGTCTCGGGCGTCACGGCCGCTCGCACGATATCCAACAGCGCCTGATTCGGCACGCCGTCGTCCTTCGCCGACATCACCGTGAGTCGCACCGTCCCCGGTTCGGGCCGGTCGACGGCAACGTCGAGCACATCGGCCGACGCCCCCATCGCCAAGGCGCGATACGAAGCAGACGGACCTGCAACGGTCGCCCGCTCCATCGACATCTGCGCGCGAAGCTTCAGCCGCTCGTCGGACTCCAGCTGCGGAGCAATGGGCGGATCGGCATCCGGATCGCCCGGATCGGCGACGGCACGCTCGGTGTCGAGCAACGCCGCCAGATGCTCTAGGTCCGCCCCCGTCGAGAACGCGAGCATCATCGCTCGCGCGGCGTCATTCAAGCGCGCTGCAGCCCGAATCTCGTCGTACGCCGCCAGCTCGATCAGCTTCACGACCGGATCCGACTCCAGCGCAGCGGTCCAATCCGCATAGATCGACTTGAAAAACTCGAGCTTCATCTGGTACGCCACCTCGAAGTCGAGCACCTCGACCAGATCGGGCGGGTCCAGTGAAGCGAGATCGATGATCGTCATGTTGGTACCTCGATTTCAACGGCCGCGCCGTCGTACTCGCCGCGAATCGCGAAGGTCACTTTCCCCTCGACGACCGACAGCACCTTGATCTGCGCGAGCTTGATACGCGGCTCCCACCGTCCGATCGCCCGCGCGGCCTCCGCCTGCGCGGCGGATACCCACCCGCGCGTAATAGGTAGGTCGACCATGAGCGGGATGTCCGATCCGTAGTCGGGACGCTCGCGACGGCTACCCTTGCGCGTGCCGAGGATGTCGCCCAGGCTCTGCTTCAGATGCGCGATGCCGCTGATCGGGGCTCCGGTCCGACGATCCATGCCGACGAGCGCTCCCGACTTGCTCATCCGTGCGCCTCGAGGCGCTTGAAGTCCGGATGCGCGTCGAGATACTCGACCTGCGCAGCGCTTTTCGCGACCACTTCGCCCGCGAGAACATGAAGCACGTCGCCGCACGGGCACACGATCACCCGGCTACGGAACTGCGTGTCAAGGTACGTCGCGCTGGATGGGGTCGGCGGAACTGCGGCCTGTGTGGTGTCTTTTGCCATGACGGCTCTCCCAAAAACAAAGCCCCGCACACGGCGGGGCAAAGTTACTTTAGAAAATGATCGGCAAGTTCAAGGGCAAGCCAACATTTACTTCCCCCCTTGCTCAACGGTTTGCAATTGGACCCCCAAGAGCGGAATCTGAATCGTGCTCCCTTGATAGTACAAAGCAACGCGCCCTGTTGACTGTGTTATCTCATATCCGCGAGCGACCTCCTTTCCATCTCGGAACGCCGCATAACATTTGGCAGTTGATCGGGCACACCCCTTATCGAAGTCCTTCTTATCTTGCTTCGCGATGCTTTCGCCAGCTGCTGCGCCGATCCCCGACGGAATCGAAATGAACACCGGCACAAAGACGCAAAACCAAACGAAGCCGAGCGCGACGAGACCCGAAGCGATGACCACACCTAGATACTTTCGAACCGCCGGATGGCTCTGTAGCCATTGCTGCACTCGCCCTCTTGGCGTACTTGACTTTGACGACATCCATGTTATGACCTTCGCACCTATGAACATCAGCCCGATATAGCCAATCATCACTACCGAGAATAAGAGCAGCTCCCGCCAGGCGCTTTGCATCCAGTTTTGCAGCGCGATCGACGCATGCAGCGCCCCCCACACTGCCAAAACGAGATGCTTTGGACGATCGAGCGGGAAACCTCCATCATCAATCGTAAATGCGCGAAGGTACGCGCTGTAGTACGCGTCACCCAGCGAATACGCAATTCCCAACCATATCAAGCCGACGACCGAGACAATGACAGTCCATGGCCAATCCAGTACGTGCTTTTTCCCGCCTTGTTGCGACGCTATATCACTCATCCAGAACTCTCCCAATAGGGTGTCTCTCAACGTGTGGAACGGTATATCCACTTCGCACGAACATATACGACACGGATGACCTAATCAGCTGTCAGCATTAGCAGGGGCGCGACTTCAAACCGGCGTGCTTACAAGCTGACCGTCGCCTTGTTCTCGGTGGCTATGCCGGCTTACCGATTTTCCTGCGGCAACCACGTCTTCCACGAATTCAGCGCCCCCATTTACACGAACCGCGATACCAGCCGCACCGCCCCTCCCCTGCATCCCACCATTGAACGTCAGCAGCTTCTCCGTCGTCGTGTTCCCGGTGAACGTCGAATCCGGGATGTCGCCGAGCAGCTGCTGCGTGCGCAGCGTGACGCCGTCCGCACGCATCTCCAGCTCGGTGTCGCCGATGCGGAACACGATTCGGCCACCGGCGGGCACGTCGACCCGGTACTCGTGGCTTCCGTGGTCGTACACGGCGGAAGCGCCGTCCGGGTAGTCCCACGCGGTCTCAGTCGGGCTGCTCCGCGCCGAGCCACCGTGCTGGTCCGAGTAATAGCCGGGAATCGCGTACGCGCCCGGCAGGTCGCCTGACGGCGCGAACATGGTCGCCTGCTCGCCGGCAGACGGCGGCCGCCAGAACCGCACCGCACCGGCCGCGGACGTCTTCCACGGCATCCAGTCGCTGATCCAGTCGCCGATGCGGACACGGCACATCGGCGGCTTGTAGCTGACTTCCTCAATGGTCCCGTGCTGCACCATGCACGCCATGCGGCGATCGATTTCGCCCAGCTCGTAATCGCTCATGCGCCTGCCCCCTGTTCGTCGGCCGGATCCCAATACTGCCCTTCGCTACCGGGGCCGCTGTCTGGATCGACGCCCCACAGGATCGCTGGTCCGTCCGGAATCTCGCCAAGATCCATGCCGAGTCCGAATTCGTGCGTCCATTCGACAAGCCACACGCAATAGGTATCCAGCTGGGGCCGAAACGGATCCTCCGCAACCTGCACCACCTTGCCGGGTGTGATCGGCAGGTCCCACGTCTGCATGTGGACCGCCATCGCAACGCGGGCGGCGACCTCGCGCACGGCCAGCTCCGCGCCCTCGTCGATTGGATCGAACACGACACGCGCCTGCATGCGCGCGATCAGCGGCACGTCGCCGGTTCCGTCGTCCTGGCCGGGTTCGAACTCGCTCAGTTCGATCGCGATCAACGGCGTTTCGATCTTCTGACCGAGACGCGGGTAAGCCTCGATCCGCTTCATCGCCGGCAGCTTGGTGCGCAGCCCCTGCTCGATCGCGTCGTGTAGCTGTTTCAGGTTTTCAAGCACGTCGTATCGCCTTCAGTAGTTCGTAGTTCACCTCCTGACGGAGGATCACCAGCAACCGGTCTTCGCACGCCTTCGCGGCACGTCGGAATGCCGGATCGCCAGTCTGTTCCCATGCAACCGTCACCATGCGGTAGGGCATCCGTTCCTTGCCCGTCCGCTCGTAGATCGGCCCCTCCGGCTGGCGCTTCGACTGCCGCCACGCGCCCTCGAACGACTGGCGCCCCACACGCATGCCCTTGCGCGTCTTCATTGCATTGCCGAGGCGATGCGCCTCGATGGGGTTCAGGCCGAGCCACACCTTGCCGGTGTCGGCCGACCGCAGGAAGAAGTAGAGCCGGCGGCGAATCACCTTCTGCGGGATCTTCGTCGCTGCCCCGACTTCCTTCGCGGTCTGGCTCTTGATCCACGCTGCCGTCTTGCGCAAGGTGCGTCGCCACGCGGCCCGCATCGCGTTCGGGGACAGCCCATGCAAAGCGGCTGTCACCTCGCGGATATCAATCTCGACCTTTACGTCGTCCATACGCTTTACTGGAGGATGAGGACAGTCCAGCCCGTGCCGTCCGGATGCGCCTCGAGGACGCGATACCGTTCGCCGTTCGCGACCAGGACGCTGCCTTGCCGGACGTTGACGGCATCACGATCCCGCAGATGAAACACAGGCGCGACCAATTGCGTGCGCTGGCTACCGAGATCCGGCCCGAGCCAGGGCGATCTGAACAGACCCTCGACGGGCTGGCCGTCGATCGTGATGTCCGCATCGCCCAGGTCGCGCAGCACGGCCGAGTCGACGTCCGCGATCAGATCCCGGAACGCCATGTCAGGCCTTCAGCTTGACGATCGCCTTGGGGCGCGTGCACAGGTGGATCGGGTTCGACTGCGCCTCGATCTCGACGCCCTTGCCGAAGTCCATCAGCTCCTGCTTCGCGTAGTAAGGCAGACCGGTCGTGTTGACCGCCTCGACGTAGTCGGCCGGCGCGAAGCGCGTGATGAACAGCTCCGGGACACCTTCCGGAACCGCATATGCCTCGTCATCCGGGATGTACCCGATGTCACCGACCCGGCCGCGATAGCGCTCGAACGTACAGCCGCCGATGTCGAACGCGTCTCGCGTGTCGCCGCGCAGCGACGCGGCCATCGCGGTGGCGAGGTAGGTTTCCTTCACGGTCCGCATCACGATCAGCTTGTTCCAGAAGTTGCGACCGCAGAGCACGCGCACCCCCGTGTACGTCGTCGCACCGAGCGCATCTTCGATCGCGTCCTGGACCTCCTGACACTTCTGCCGGATCTCGGTCGTTGCACTGTCCAGCTCGAATGCGAGCACCGTCTGCTTGATGCCGAAGTACTTCAACAGGTCGATCAGCACCGACTTGCCGTCTGCGTCCAGCACTGCCCCCTTGATCGCACCCACGCGGTGGAATTCGTGCGTCGCGTCGAGCTGACGACGCATCTTCCCGAGCCGGCGATTCACCACGGTCAGCAGCGCCTCCAGCTCAGTTTCCGAACCGAACGCCCGCAGATTCTGGATCTCGTCCGCTTTGATCACCGCACGCTGCGGCAGGTGCACGGTATTGAACGGGATCATGCTTCGCTTGCTGCCGCCCACAACGGCGGCCGGCGAACCGCGCTCGCCGGCCGCGACGAGCGCGAGCGTGTCGCCATCGCGTTCGATCTGGATCGTCGTCGTCGTGATGCCGTCCTCTTCGAACAGCCCGAGTGTGCCAATCCGGCCGGGAACGTGCGGCTGCTCGTTGATCGCAGCACTCAGGGACGACAGCGAGAACGCATCGTCTTGAAACAGGGCGATGTCCGCCATACAACCTCCAACTTGAAGAATGGATACAAAAAAGGCCACGCGCATTGCGTGGCCTTCGAAGACGTGAACCGCGATCAGCGGATGATGACGTGGCGTTCGGCGAGGTCGGTACGGCCGGCAGCGTCCAGACCAGTGAGCCGGCCGCCGGTCACCTCGGCGAGCCGCACGATGCCTGTCGCCGGACGCGGCACTTCGGACGCCGCCAGCGGCGCGTAGAGGATTGCAGCGGCGACTTCCGAACCGTCGTTTGCTGCATTGTCGTAAGGCGCATATTCGCCGGTGCCAGTCACGCCGAGCACCTGGCCGGCCGGCAGCGCCGGGCCAGCTTTGACGACGATGCGCTCACGGGAGATCTGCCCGTTACCCTCCGACACAAGAAATTCGGCAGGCAGCACGCCCTGTTGCTTCACATTCGACATGTGGTTCCCCTCCTCGGGTTACATCAAAGTTACTTGCCGCCCTTGCGAGCGGCGTAGATGGATGCCGCACGCGGCGCACGCGCGTCGACCTGTGGCGCGTTGGGTGCCCCCGGTGCGGGACGGTTGGAGATGCTCGACTGCGACGCCGTCACGCGCTCGAACAACCGTGCGCGAACCTGATCGGGCGTCAAGCCGTCCGCGACGAAACCGGCCGTCAGCTCGGTTAGGCTCGCGGCCAGACAGATGCCCGCGATGTCCTGCGCGCTGCGGATCGCAGCGTCGACTGTCGCGCGGTCGCGCAGGCCCGTCGCCAGCACGATGCCCTCGGCGCAGTGTTCGATCCGCGCGTCGCGGCATGCTGCATACACGTGCGAAGCGAGCGCCGTAACGTCCGGCTTCGCCGACGGCGGCGGCGCAGGATCGGCCGGTGGATTCGGCTGCGGATTCGGAGGCGGCACCTCGCCGTCGTTCTCCAGCACCGCGCGAATCTCTGCCGGGACAGCCAAGAAGCGCGCAGCGAGCCGCGCAGCGCCCGCGTATGCCGCAATGCGGATCGGATCGACAATCGCGTCGCAAAACCCCTGCTCCTTCGCTTGCGCAGCCGTGAGCCAAGTCTCGGCATCCATGATCGCTCGGACCTCCTCTTCGGTCCGGCCGCTGCGCTCGACGTAGGCCGCCAGCATGGTGTCGGACGTACTTTCCAGCAGATCGGCCAACTTGCGCAGATCCCCGGCCTCGCCGGCCGCTACCGTATGCGGGTTGTGAATCATCAGCCTCGCGTTCGACGGCATCTCGATCGTGTCGCAAGCCATCAGGATCAGCGACGCCGCCGACGCGGCAACGCCGTCGACGCGACCCGTCACCTTGCCGGCATACCGGCGCAGGGCGTTGTAGATCACGAACGCATCGAACACGTCCCCGCCCATCGAGTTGATCGCGACGACGATCGACGTTGCCGTCGCCGCTACCTCGTCGAGCTTCGATGCGAACAGATCTGCGTCGGTACCCCAGAATCCGATGTCACCGTAGATTCGAATCTCGGCGATCTTCCCGTCGTCCGCGCTCGCTTGAGCACGGATGTCCCACCAACGCTTCTTTCCCTTCATTCGCCATCCCCTTTAAATGCGTCACCCGTGCCGTCAACCGGATCGAGCGTGTCATATCGAATCCCGAACCGGCGTTCACGCGCGAGATCGTCCGCGTTCTCGCGGTCGACCTGCTCCGGATCGTCCCCACGCGAGAGCACCGCACCGGACCGGCTCGCCAGCCCGGACCGGATTTCCATCCGCTTCGCCGTGACGTCCTGCACGGGATGGATGTACGGCCAGCCCTGCGGCACCCACCGCACACGCAGATATGCGCGCCGGTTCCGGTAGTAGTCCGGCATCGGCATCGCACCCGACAGCGCGCACGCGTCGACCCACCAGCGCCATACCTTGCGGCAGAACTGGTGGATGAACACGTTCCACTGGATCTGTTCGATTGAGCGCCGGAACTCGTTCAAGATCACGCGCAACACGCGATCGCTCACGTCGCGCAGATCGCCCGTCATGACTTCGTACGGCATGCCGACCGATGCCGCAGCCGCCATCAGTTGCTGCCGCATAAACGGCCCGTAATCGGTCCCTGCTCCCGGCGGCTCGGCAAACGTGACGCTCTCTCCCGGTGCCAGCTCCTGCATGCTCCCCGGTTCGAGCGACACGACCGGTGAGAAGCCGTCGACGTCGTACTCCACTGCGCCGCCCGCGATCGGATCTCCCGGCATACCGGGCTCGGCAGGCGGCTTTGTGATGAAGCCGGCGAAGAGGTTGCTGACCTCTTGACGGAACAGCACCGCGTCGTCGAAGTTGTCCAGTGACTTGAGCCGCAGCAGCACGGTTGACAGCTCCGGAACACCGCGCACCTGGCCGGGTCGTAGCGCGAGGAAAACGTGCGCGATCTCGTCGGCTGGCACGCGCACGGTCTGCATGTTGGTCGTCGGCGCGCGCCCGTACTCGCCGGGATGCCGCTTCAGCAGGTGATACGCAACGCGTCGACCATCCGCATCGAACTCGATGCCATTGATGATCTCGCCCCCGCCCTGCACGATCTCGTTCTTCTCCATCGGCAGCAGATCGCCTTCGAGAAGGCGGATCTGCATCGGGACCGCCAAGCCCTCGCTAGGGTTGCGGAACTGGCGACGCACCAACACCTCGCCGTCACTAAAGAACGCACGTGCGGCGAGCGTCTGCACGCCCGCCATATCGAACAGATCGTCCGCGTCGATCTCCTCGCAGCTATCCTCCCAAAGTAGCTTTTGCATCTTGCGCACCGCATCGTTCGGATGCTGCGGGTGCGCTCGGATGCCGTTCCCGATCGTGTTCGATACGAGCCGCGCGATCGACGTTTTCGCCCACGGATCATTTCGGATCGCGTCGCGAGCGCGTGCCCGCAGCAGCGGCAGGTTTTGCACCGCCGCCGTGTTCGGTCCCGCGCCCGACGCTCGCCACGACTTCGCCCGTGCGCCCGTCGTACTCGCCGACTCGTAGGCCGCCGCCTTGAGCCGCGTCGGCACCACGAATCCGCGCTGCGCGAGTGACCGATAACCCGGCTTCATCGCACCCCCTTGCCGGCGTAACGAATCCGGACGATCGACGAGCGTCCGGCCGCGCCGTTCAGGTCGCGAATGATCTCGGTGCGGGCTTCGCGCAGCTCGCCGATCGACCGATATTTCACTCGCCGGTCGGCATACTGGACTTCCAGCTCGCCCTTCGCGATTGCCGACTGGATGTTTTGCAGATCCTGCTTTGTGTATGCCATGCCATTCCCTTGTTTAGCGGCGCTTCAGGTACGTCGAGCGACCAACACGACGACCCTGAATGCGCGAAACCCCGCTCGGTGGCGGGGTTTCGGCGGGTTTTGCTACCGGCGGCGACGGCCGCGGAGTCTCTGTTACTTCCGGTTCATCGGGCAGATCGGGCGGCACCGAGACAGGCAGGCCGGAAGGCAGCACTTCCAGCACGGGCACCGCATCGAACAGCGACACCTGCGATGCACGATGCTGCTCGACCTGCCAGTGAGCCTCGGTCATCAAGTGCACCTTGACGCTACGGGCCGCGTGCATCGCATAGCCCTCGCAGTCCAGCGCCTCGTTTCTCGCGCCGGCCTTCTTCTGCCATACGCGCTTACCGCCTCGCGGTCCCGGCACCTTCACCTCGGCCGTGAGCTGCGCCAGGTAGTCGCTGCGCACGCCGCGATACCAGTGCATCCGGCCCGGCCCGTCGCCCTCGAGCTTCATGCGGTTTTCGAGGATCAGATCCTTCGCCCGACTCACGCCGACCATGTACGGACGCAGGCCGTACTTCGCCGCCTTGCTGTTGTTCCGTGTCGAGTCGATCGACGCCTTCGGCACGCTGAAGATCTCCGCGTCAGGGGTGCTGCTGCCCTTGACGGCCATCACGTTGTAACCGGCCTGCTGCGCCGCGCGCACATACTTGTATACCGCGTCCGACGTCGAGCCGTCCGACGAGTCGATCGACGTCGCACGTACCCGCAGCAGCCAACCGTTTTCATGCCGGTAGGCGTGCGTCAGCAGCATCGTCAACGCTCCCCATACACCGCCCGTCAGCGGATCTTGCTGCTGCTCAAGCACGTTCCCGTGAATCTCGCCCCACAGGACGAGCCAGCTCTCCTCGCCGCGCCCCCATGCACGCAGCACGATCGCGAGACGGTCGTGCTGCACGTCGACGCCGAGCGTCAACAGCAGACCACCCACCGGCACCGTCAGCTCCGCGTACGGCAGCGCCCGTTCAGCGAGCACTTCCAGCTCGGGCAGCTCGCTCTTGTACTTGTATGCCCGCCCCTGCGAGTTGTTCACGAACGACCGCATCTTCGTATCGTCGCCCTCGCGCAGCGCCTTGTCGGCCTCAAGCCACTTCTTCACCAGCTCGGCCATGTTGGAGCCGGGGAAAGGCGATACCAGCTCGTTGATCCGAAAGCCGGCAACGCCGTGAAACGGGGCAGTCGCGACCCATCGCCCACGACGGACGGCACGGATGCGCATCGCGTCGTCCCACAACGAGCCGCAATGCGGGCAGGTGTAGCGGGCTGACTCGGGTCGCGCTCGGCCGTAGACCTCATGCACGACCTCGGCATCATTGCTCCAGGTCACGTTCTCCCACGCCAGCTCATGCTCCTCGTCGCAATCGGGGCACGGCACCAGATAGACGCGCTGATCGGACGCCGCATACGCCTGCTGAATGCGCGACAGGCCATCGACGGTTGGCGTCCCGCCCAAAATCATTTTGCGTCGCCGCGCCGAATAGGTCTTGTTCCGCTGCTCGAGCAACGTGATCGAATCGCCCTGTTCGCGGACGTTCGTGTTCGCGTCGTCTGGCTCTTCGACCGCAACGACCGGGGCCGGCGTCGACTTCACATCATCCGGCGCGTTCGACGTGATGAACTTCAGGAAGCCGCGCGCGAATGTCTTGTGATCCCACAAGTTGTTCTTGTCGCGGGCCGCGTGGACGGGCAACTTAGCCGACAGACGCGGCGTCACCTCGACCATCGGCTCAAATTTTTCGAGGTTAAACTTCTTTGCGGTCTTCTCTTTCGGGAACATGACGATCATCGGGCACGGATCAACATCGATCCGCTTCCCGATGTAGTTCAGCAGCACGCCGTCCGTCCACGCGACCTGCGCCGACTTCATGCAGACCACCTTTTGCACGGTCGGATCATCCAGCGCTTCGTGCATCGCGAACACCCACGGCGTGATGTTCGGGTTGTAGCGGCCCGGACTCGCCGACGCCTTCGCGTTCAGCTTGCGATGCTTGGTAGCCCACTCCGTCGTTCCGATCCGTTCCGGCGGGGACAGCAGCTTCGCGATCCGTCGAATCACCGCGCGGACTGTCTGGGTCGTATTCAGATAGCTGCTCAAGGCATCCATAGATATGCTCGTTCAACCATTCGACGTCGACCTCGACGCCGTATAGCGCATACAGCTCAGGCGCCAGCTTGTCGGGCAGCGCCAGCAATTCCGTTTGAAATGCGCCGACCATGAGGCCGTACGCCTGTTCGAGCTGCGCCGCATTGACGAGCTGCCCCTTCTTCTCCGCCAACGTCAGCAGCTTGATCTCGCGATCGACACGTTCGGTCATCGCGCGTTCGGCGACGAGATCGATTCCCGTCTCGCTGGATCGGCCGGCGGCCATCTCGCGCAGGTGTCGGATATAGGCAACGCGGATCTCATCGATCGACGCCGCACGGTAGTCGAGCCGGACCTTGTCGACGAACCGCGAAACGGCCGACTGATCAAGGTCCAGGTGCTCGGCGATCTGCTGCTGAGTCGGCATGAATATGACCCCCTATGGAGACTCGCCAGTAGAGAAAAAGCGCGGGTGCGAGCCCCCGCGTGTTGCGCCGTCCGGAGGGTCCCCGGGGGGCGCAGCCCTCGCGGGGCCGGGCCGTGCGACCATGCGACAATGCCGGCGGGCCAACCAACAACACCACACCATGACAGACGAAAAGACGAAGCAAAAGCTCGACGAACTGCAATGCCGCATAGTCGCCCATCGAACTCTCACTGCCGCCCTACTATCGGCAGTTGCCTCAGAACGACCTGACTCACACGATTTCCTTGCCCGCATTGCAAAGGCAATGACTAGCACCGCCGAAAATCTACCGGTCTGGAAAGAATGGCGGGATACCTACATAGACGAAGTGCAGTCGACAGTTGAGATGGCAGCGACGTTCACACCCAAGTGACGTCGTGCCAAGACTGCCGACATCGTCCTGCTGAAATCCTCCGACGCCCTCAGCGCCGCCGACAGCGCCCTGAGGGCGTCCACCTCTTCCCCCTCCACCAAACCGCACGAACACGGATCGTTTTGCGCCGCCTCTTCGACGGCCGCTGCGACCTGGTCGCCAACAATTGCGACTGCCGAGCCATCTACCGAGCTTATTCGCATTTCGCGCTCCAATGCAAAAAGCCCCGAGGGCTTTCGCACTCAGGGCTTTGGAATTCATTTCGTAAGGGCGAACGCCCTCCCAACAGATCCCGACAGACAGTTATCGTTGTTGGTCGCGGCGCTCCCGCGATTCAGTACGCCTGTCGGGCGATTGTTGCGACACGAGTGTGCGGTCGCTCACGTATCCAGTGACGCGGTAAAGGATGTGCAGAGTGTAAGCGATCCGCTCTTGAAATGGAATACGTTTCATCCTCGCAATTGACGACGCAATGTGTCGTACACCGATCCATCGACCGTATCCAGCAGCGCGAGCATGTCGTGGAAGCGCCACGACCAGTTCTTCCGATACTCGTCGAGCGATACGCCGAGCGCGTGCGCCCGGCCAGCGTCGTCGACCTGCCGCTTGCCGGAACCGGAACAGCAGGGGCAAATATGCCGGCCCTTCGAATCCGAAGCCGGCGACGCAGCGATCCGCCCCATCCCGCCGCAGTCGTCGCATGGTTCGTATTCCCGAAAGACCAGCGGCCCGTTACGCCCCTCGAAGAACGGGATACGCTCCTCTGATACACACATCTTCCCGCTGCCTCCACACACATCGCACGCGTGCGTTGACGTCGTGACGGCACGCGCGCGACGCACGACGCCACGCCCTTCGCACTCAGCACACTGGTCGTTCACCCACTCGTCCAGCAACCGCAGCGCGAACCGCTCGACGATGTCGGCCTTCGAACGCTCTACAGCATGCCCCGTACGTTGATCACGACGCTCGTCGCGCGACAGGCCCGTGAACCGCGCACGCTTGAATCGGCCCGACGTCCGGATCATCTGCGCCAACAGCAACGTTGCACGTCGAATCATCGCGGGCGTTGGCAGCGGCCCGGCCTTGATTCGGGCCAGCAAGCTCCCGAGATCATTCGCAAATGCGAGCGCGCCCAAAGTAACTTTAGGATCGGCAATCGGGTCGGTGAACTGACCACGAACGCTCATCGCGACGCCCACCCGCTCTTTCAAATCGATCATGACTCTCTCCTACTCGTCCTAATGTCTCAATGTCCCAAGGGAAAAGGCTTGCAGGGGTGCGCGCCTGCGACATGCGCGACATGCGGCGCTCACGTCGCGCATGTCGCGCCCTCGCACCCGCGCCCGAGACCGCGCCTTGGGACGTTGGGACATGAGACGTCCACAGCGCGCCAAGGCGGGGCAGGTGGCGCGCCCGCCATGCAGGCACAGCGCGCCACGCGATCACAGCGGACTGTCGTCATCACCCGCTGCGACCAGCTCACGTTCGACTTGCGGCTCTTGCTCTTCGCACACGTAGTACCAGCCACGCGACCCGGTCGACTCGCGCTTGCGCACCCACCCGAGCGACTTCAGCGCCTTGCCGATGCGACGCTGCTCCGCCAGCGTCCACTTCGACGTATCCAGCTTCAGGATGTCTGCGAGGATCTCTTCCATCGTCGTGCGCGACACGAATTCCAGGGCCTTGGCGATCTTGTCCTCGTACACATCGCCTTCGTACCGCTCCGCCTGCTCGATCTCGAACAGCGGGCGCTCATGCTCTTCTACGTGCCACACGACGCCCGATCGATACAGGTACACGGCTTCCGCCCAGAGCTGTTCGCGAACGGCCACAATGCCGTCGATGTCGACCAGCCCGCCGACACGCAGCGGCCAGTAACGCCGGTTGCCCGATTCGTCCTTCAGGTACGTATCGAAGTTGACCGAGCCAGCGAACACGCACTGACGCGGAACGTCGGTCGCCCGCTTACCGTAGAAGTTGCGAAACCGGTCGACGGCCGTCGCGAAGAAGCTCTTCACCGCCGACGAGTCGGCCTTGTTCAACGAGTCCAGCTCGGCCAGCTCGATCACCCACTTGCCGGCCAGCACCGCGTACGTGTCCTTGTTGCCGATCTGGATCGGCGTGTCGGTGAACCACGGTGCACCGGCCAGCACCTTCAGCGCCGTCGATTTGCGATGCCCCTGCTTGCCTTCGAGGATCAGGACGTTGTCGACCTTGCAGCCCGGCTCCATCACGCGCGCGACGGCGGCAATCATCCATTTCATGAACGCGAGCTGCACATACTCGCTGTCGGCCACGCGTAGGTATGTCGACGGCATCGATCGCACACGCGGCACGCCGTCCCATTTCAGGCCTTCGAGGTATTCGCGCACGTCATGGAAGTGGGTCGCATCCGCCACCAACAGGACCGCGTTCATCACGATGTCGGTACGCACTGAGAGGCCGTATCGCTGCGACAACCAGAGCACGCAGCGCTGATCGTCCATGTCGGTCCACTCGCCGATCACGCCCTGCGGGAACGGCGGCGCTTTGCGCTTCATCACGCGGCCACCGAAGTCGTCCTGCTCGATGACGCCCTGCCATGCCTTGTGGTTCGACAGGATCATGTGCACGTTGCCGAGCGTCGGCAGCAGCGTGCCCTTGTCCGAACGCGCCAGATCCTGCTCCCACGTGTGTGCGCCATTCTCCGCCTCACGGCCATCCCATTCCGGCTGTTTCGCGGCAGCGGACGTCGCGGCGGGTTTCGTCGGCGTGACGTCCGCAGTCGACACGGCGACCGTCGCCGGCCGGACCTCGTCGATCGCTGGCGCGATGACGCGCAAGATCGCCGCCTGCACTTGCGCCTCGACAGCTTCGAAGCCCTCTTCGACGTGCAGGTCGTTGAAATCGGTCAGCTTGCGCTCGCCGCGATTGGCGAATTCCGGATAGACGACGCTGACGTCCTCAACCGTCGCTGCCGCCTCGTACGCACGCTTCAGGCCCGTGTTCTCGAAGCGCTTACGGCGCAGCGGCATCACGTCGTTACCGTAGCTCACCTCGACGTACGGCACGCCGTTGTCGTCACGACGGCGGGACACGGCAACCATGTACCACGTGTTTTTCGCCTCGATCCGCACCGGGTCGGCACCAAACACCAGCTCACCACGGAAGGCGAATTCGTCGGCGAGCCAGTCGCGCATGCGCTGCTCGATCTTCCAGTCGTCGTCGGCGCAGACCAGCACGTGCACATCCGGATACGTCGCACGCAGGTAGCGCACGGCAGGGAGGATGCCGCCCGCATCGAAGCAGATATCGACCGCGAACGCATCATCGATCGCCATACGGATTGCGCGTGCAGTCGCGTAGCCTTCTGCGACCAGCACGACCTGGTCGTCCGGACCGACCTCGCCGAGCACGTACGATGCGCCCTTCTTCTCCATGCCCTTGTTGAAGCGCTTCGCGCCGTCCGGCGTGATCTTCTGCAGACCAACCAGACGCGGCTCGTCGTCGCCATACTGGAACATCGGTACGAACATCGTGCCGTCCGCGTCGAAACGGACACCCTCGGCCGTGATGTGCTTGCGATCAAGGTATGCGGACTCGCCATGTTCTGCCGCACGATTCCACTGGTCGCGCGCTCGGTTCGCGGCGAGCTTCGCCTGCCGGGCTTCGCGCTCGGCATGCTCGCGATCGGCCGCCTCCTGCCGACGACGGGTTTCGGCGAGCGCTTCCTCGCTCAACGGTGCGCCGCTCCATTCGAAGCGCTCGGTGCCCGGATCGTCGCCCGAGAAATGGCCGAACGTACCGCCGTAGCCGATCACCGCCCCCTTGCTGACAACCTCTCGAAGCTGATACCAGTATTTCTTGCGCGGCCCGTACCGATGATGTTTGCCATCCGCGACCGGATGGCCGGCGGGCAGATCAGGGTGACCCGCCGCACGCAATTGCTGAATGATCTGATTAAGTGTCGCCATACGAAAATCTCCCCTCGATAAAAGTAGCTTTGGCCGCGTCCTGCAGCCAGATCACAATTCCTTGAGCCGCACCTCTAATGGGCGCGACGTCCCGTTAGCGCCCAATCCCGCCCGCAAGCAAAGCGCACCGGATATCGCGCGCAAGCTTGTGAGAGAAGTTGCGCCAGACACCCCGCCCGGCGGCAAAACACTGCCGGGTGGTCGGCACGCGGGGGTAATGCGACGCGCCACGCCGCAACGCACTGCTGGTTCCATTCACGTTCACTTCGGTCTCCGGTCATTTGCCTCGCAGCCGACGCCACTCAGCGGTCATTTGGTCGTCGAACGCGGCAAGGTCGGTTGCACAAAACCTGCCGACGATCTGGTCGCGGAACGCATGGCGTTCCGCCTTGGTAGGTAGCGCCGCACACGAACGAGCAGCGATTCCGATGAACACATCGACTCTGCCGACCCGCTCCGCTTCCGCGAGGAATACGGCAAGGCGATCAGTGAAGGTCGACAGGAGGTCAGAGAGGAGACGGCCGACGTGATCCGGCGCAGTGTCGAATCGATACGCGAGCGCCGACGTAGCGCACGCCAGCTGGTCCCCATACCCGCAGCACAGCTCGACCTGCTCACGCGTAACGCGACAACACCCCATGCCGGGCTTGAATCGCTCCATATCAGCGCCGCCGACGCTTCGCGAGGTTCCGCGCGGCATGAATCAGCCGCTGAAACAGGCGCTGCCCCTTGCGACCCGTCGCGATGATCTCCTCGGCCTTGCGTTCGTCGATACGTTGATCCTCGAGCGCACGCGTCACGTCGTCAGCCACACGCCCGACGTGCGCTTGGAGGTGCAGCGCGGTCGAAACGAGACGCATCGTCCCCGGCTCGACACCATCATCTGCCCCGTGCTCGTCGACCTGCTCAGCGACCAATCCGAAGCGTGCATTCAGTGCATGGAGAGCATCGAGCGCGTGGGAGTTCGCTTCTGATTTCTCCTGCATCCACTCGATCAGCAGTTCGAACATCTCCATCGACAGACGGCTATCGCCGACGCCGCGCAGACGTAGGCGCAGGGACTCAGTCGTGACGTTCTTACCGCGTCGAGTAGTCAGGTGGTTTGCCGCGTCGGCAACGCCACCGGGCGTGTCGCGAACGGACGTATAGAGCACGTCCAGCCATTCGGTGCTGTCGTATCGGCAGGTCATATCGGGGCTTTGGGATGGGGCCGCTTTCATGCTGTCGCGGCGGAGGCGCATTGCTTACGATTCAGCAAGCAACGGTTTGGGCGGGAATCAGTTCCCCACGGTTGGCGGCCGGTACAGACGCCTCAACCTTGACGAAGTAGTCATGAAGCGCCTGCACGTTGGACACGCGCGGATCAGCTACTCGCGATAGGGCAATCTTCGTCAGCGTGTCGTACGGCACTCCGGTCTCCTGCGCGATACGCCGCCATTTGCCCTTGTTAGCTTGCAGCTTCGCGATGACGCATTCCAACCAAGAACCTGCGGACTGACTCATATCGTTCCCCCAATTAGGCGGGGTCGATTTTAAGTCTTATTTGGCTATTTATCAATCCACCAACGGCCAAGGAAAAGTAACGAATGTCTAGCCATATTTGGCAACATCGAGACATGAAAAAGATGCCTGCCCGCGAAATCCTCGCGCTCAAATTGACGCGCCTGATGGACTCCCACCCAACGCTCAACACGCAAGGGAAAGTTGCCGCGCGCGCAGGACTCGCCCAGCGCACGGTCGGCCGGATGAAGAACAACGAAGCCGACCCGCAACTCGGTCACGTAGAAGCAGTTGCTCACGCGCTCGGCGTGTCTCTGATCAGCTTGATCTCGGATGAAAGCGTTCGCGAAAGTGCGCTTGAGTACGACACGGATGCCGTTGCCCGCCTCTCTGACGAAGATCGGAAAAAGATCGAGTCGTACATCGAATTCGTTCTGAGCACGAGCGGCGCAGCAGACAAGCGGGGCGAGGAGACGGTGAATATTTCAGAAACGACGGCAGCAACCAAGGCCCAGGCAGCATCCGTGCGACGGGCGGCTCAGCGACCATTATCAAACAAAACGTTGAGCATCAATGAAGAACAAAGCCACGCAAACGAGGGAAAGCGCGGGCATCGCTAGCCTGTCCGCCTATCGCGAACACAAGCTCTACTCGCCCCCCTGCACACCTCCACAGCCCGATCACGACCGGGTTGCGATCACCCGAGACGCCCTGCTGGGCGAGATTAACTCTCGCAGATCCCCTGTCATCGCATACGCCGCCGTGCTCATGTCGGAGAACGGCGACATCACCCTATCAGCCGCCGGGATCGAGCCAGAATTCGCCCCAGCAATTCAGTCTGGCCTTAGTCGTATCAAGAAGCGCATCGACGAACATACCGGCCACCGCTCCCACCGGCGAAATCACGCTGGATTTGCAAGACTGATTCCCCTTCTTTCTGCAGCAATCCTCGCTGCGACATACATCAACGTCGTGCCTTGGTTGGACGTAGTTCTCTCTGCGGCCGGCCAAGTATTAGCCGGCGTTGCCGCGAAACGACACCCCGACGAAAGCGAACCATCTCAAGACAAATAAGGCGCATCTCAAGCAGCATCTGCGGATTGACACCCCCATGCAATAGCCATATTTGTCTTGACCATGTAAGCCTAATAAGACTAATCTCCGGGTTACGCAATGGCGCGTACACCTGGAGATCAGCAATGAACCCTACCGATCTGAACGCGGAAGCCCGTCAGGACTGGCTCCGCGACGAACAATCACCCCGCATCACGCCGTCCGAGCCAGCCCGCCAAAGCAACTTTGAGAAGTCGGCAATCTTCCGCTGGACCATCATCGCCGCCCTGCTGTTCATTGCCGTCAACGTGTTCCAAGACGGTCCGGTCGACGAGCCGCCGACCGCCTACCGCGTCACCGCCTAAACCGCCCCGACCCAGCCGGGGCGAGCGGCCCCGGCGTCATGGAGACCTGCCATGCCGCGAATCAAAGTCAAAATCGAGCTTCTTTTCGACGTCGAGCGTCGCGACACTCTGTCCCTGCGAACCGTCGTTCGTTACGACCGGAACGCGAAGCGCCCGACAACGCCGATTCTGATCGGCAAGTACGTTGTTGCACGACGCCCCCTGTCCGACAGCCTGCACACGCTTTACATGATCCTCGACGGGGCCGAGATCGCCGGCACGCAGATCTCGATCCCTAGCGAGGCCGACTGCGCAACAGCCATCAACCGCCTGCGTGACACGAAACGCGCTGCAGGTGTCGCTGCATCCGACGCAATCGCCAAGGCGAAGAAGCCGCGTAAGCCACGCGCATTCACGATCCGGGAGGCAGCATGACGCCTACACCGGCACACAGCGCACCGCCGTTCAGTCCGTTCGTCGACATGACGGCCGGCCAGCGCGCAGACCTCACCATTCGCATCCTCGAGGTGTTCCGCCACCTGACCCGTGCGATGACGTCCGAGGAGGTATGCAAGGTTCACTTCCCTGACATGGCGAGCGTCGCAGCACAGCACATCGACAAGCTCGCGCGCGGAGGACTGCTTCGTCGCCAGCCGCGCCCTCATGATCTGCGCTTCGTCTACTGGCTGCCCGGTTCCGATGCCGCCCCGCCGCTTCCGATTCCGTGCAAGCAAGCGGACGGCACGTACTCCAGTGACGCCGACGACACGTTCAAGCCCCGACGCGCAGCGTCCGCGGCAGTCGCCACCGGCTCGATGCACACACGCCCCGAGTTCCATCCGATCGTCACACGCAACCAAGGGAGCCACGTCGCCGTCTCGTTTCCGCACCTGTACCCGCTCGAGGTCACAGCCGACTCGCTTCAGGATTCCGCCGCTCAGGCATTGCGCTATCTGCGCCTGTTCCGTCAAAGCATCGACCTCGAAGTCGCTCGCCTCGAACTGCTCGTTCAACGCCGGAGGACCGCATGATGGACGACCGCACACAACAGCTCGACCTGACCGCACCGATCCCGACCGGCAACACGAAGGCCGCAGCGGCCGCTGCGGGCGCAACGTCGGCGGACCTGTGGATGGTCCCCTATGGTCAGCTTCACTACGACCCATCCGACAATGTCCGACCGGTCGATCCTGAATGGGTAACGCACCTCACCGCCCTCATCATGGAGAACGGCTACGACAAGGGTTCGCCGCTCCATTGCTACGCGCGAAAGGTCGACGGGAAGGATCTGCTGTACGTATACAAGGGGCAACACCGCTACCTTGCGGCCGGCAAGGCAATCGAAGCCGGCAAGGACATCGGCAAGATCCCCGTCGTCGTCCGCGACGCCAAGACAGTCAACCGCGCCGAAATGGTGATCGACGGCTATCTCAGCAACGACAGCAAGCGGTCGTCGCCACTTGATCTGGCTGCGGCCGTCGCCGAGCTGCGCGACATTCACGGCATGACCCTCGCAGCGATCTGCAAGCGCCTGAACGTTACGGACCAAACGATTCGTGACGTTGGCTTGCTCGAACGCGCACCAGTCGAACTGCACCAGCTCGTACGCGACGGCACCATCGCCGGCACACTGGCGATCGAGCAGATCCGCCAGCACGGCGGCGACAAGGCGCTCGAACGCATCGTCGTCGGGATATCCAAAGCTGCTGAAGCCGGCAAACAGAAGGTCACGAAGAAGTACCTCGAAGCAACGCCCCCGATCGATGCACTGCCGGAGTCGACACAGTTGCCCGAACAGGCATCGCCTTCGGTCGCCGCTAGTGCAGCTGCTTCAAGTACCGCGTCGACGGACGTGGCCGACGCTGTCGAGACGCACGCGCCAGTGCAAACGACTGCCCACCAGAGCGCCCCCGCCAAAATCAACGAGAAGCAGTCAAAGCAACTTTTGCAGGCCCTGCAGGCGGTGTTGCACGACGAAGGATTCGGCAAGCTGGCTCCGGCGACGATCGACGCCGTACACAAGGCTCTGATGCCACTCACCGATCTACTGGATGCCAAACCTGCGGGGCAGTATTGGCCCGTCACTGAGCCCGACGAGAACGGGTGCTGCCAGCCTATCGAGACCATTCGCGGTCCTGAGCGAACCGATCGGATAAGGGGTCCGGCTGCATACATTCGCATTGCACAGCCCGCTCCCGGAGCGTGGATTTACGCGATCGAATACAACACTGGCACCAGCTTCGCGAGCGATCCTTTGAAAGTGACTGCGCAGACGCGCGCAGTCTGGACACGCGTTCAGGCCATTCGCTCGGGCGCTGCACGGCTCGCCGACACGATCAAGTCACCCGTTCACGGGCGGACCAAGGCAGAACAAGCCGCATTCAAGCGGATCCTCGCGTGGGCGAACGAGATCATCGGCATGCCGGACCCCGACATGACCGTCGAATTCTCTACAGCCACCGCCAAAGAGGAACGTCCTGACTTGTCGGAGGTGTTGACGGCCATCGAGCATAAGCGGCGGATCTCGTCGAATCAGTCGCTGCTCGACGCTGCTTTCCCGACACGGAAGGTGAAGCCCGGTCTCGACCCCGCGTCCGCATGGCCGTTCCCGACAGGGGGCGCGAAATGACCTCGCGCCCGGCCCTTTCTACCCCACGTCCGCTGCCGCGAAAGCGGGAACACGCGAAGAAGCGCCCGGCTATCGCGCTGGCGAGCGTCAACGGCACTTCAATGCAGTCGGACAGCGGCGGGCTGACGCCCGCAAAAGCAATCCAGAAAGACGAAGCGCCGCTCGCGCGGCGCAAACCTATCCAGACGAACAAAGCCTTGGCGGATACCCGCCAAGGCAGGCTCGCGCGACTCGACGCCCTTCGCATCGAGATACGCACACTGGTCATCGAGATCTCGCACGCGGCCGACGTCGAGCTGCTGGACCTAATGGCCGACGAGATCGGTTCGTTCGCCCGCCACAAAGCCGCCCAGGATGCGCGCACCTGGGCGGCGACCGCCGGCATCACGCTGGAAACCGGCTTGATGCAACTCACTCGCGCACTGCCCGGCACGGCCGATGAAGCAACGAACAATCAAGGAGCATCCGCATGACCGTTGCAATGAAACCGATCTACCTCGATATCGAATCGGTCTCCGCTGCAATCTCCCTGTCACCGGCCGTCATTCACAAGCTCGTCCGGCAAGAAGAGTTTCCAAAGCCACGCGCGCTGTCAGGTCGCCGTGTCGGATGGCTTACGCGAGAAATTGAAGCGTGGGCGGAGGCGCGAACACCGTCAGAGTTTTTGCCCCCGCCGAATTGTGGGACGGGCCGCAAGAGGGCTATCGCACATGCGCCTGACTAACCGCCTCCAGCTTCATGTCCAGTTTCGACAACCACTGCCGGCGCTCGGCGTCATAGTCGTGACGATTGTAGACACCGCCGACACCCGGCAGCATATGCCCGATGATTGCCTCCCCGATCTCGTACGGACACCCAAGCGCGGCCAGCATGGTGCGAGCCGTTCGCCGGAGATCGTGAGGTGCCCAATGGGTGACCGTGAGGCGCGGCCGCACCTGCTCCGGCCGCGTTTCGCTGTAGGGCATATGGAAATGAACCGCTTGCCCGAAAACTTTCTGTTGCATCGGGCCGCCACGCTCTGCCGGAAACAGCCAACCAGTTCCGTAACGTTCAAGTCGACGACGGACGATTACTTCCGCGCGACCAATTAGCGGCACCCGCAGGTCCGTCGCGTTCTCGTGGCGAGCGTTTTTTGTCTTGACCTTCGGTATCGTCCACCAAAGTCCGTCCGGCTCTTCCGCAACCTCCCGCCCTTCCATCGCGCCAATCTCGGCACCACGTGTGGCCGTCCAAAGATACAGCGTCAGTGCGTCCTCGACGTTGCGACTGAAGTTCGGCAACCAGTTAATCACCGCGCCCGCCTCAACATCGCTAAGAAACCGCTTCACGGTTCCGGTCGGCTGCCCCTGGATACGCTTCCCGTTGCTGCGCAAACGACCGCGCATGACCTGGCGCCACCAGTTCGGCGAGGACTCAGGCAATTTGCCGGCGTCGAGCGCATAGTCCCACGCAGCACCCAGCTCAAGCCGGAGCTTCGACGCCTGCACGGGAACGTGGCGAAACGAATCGATCTTTGTAAAGGCACGCTCGCGCGTCAGCTCGGCGGCAGGCGTCTCCGCGAGATCTCCGATCATGGTTCGGAACATCCGGGCAACTTCGGCAGCCCCCTTCGATTTCCGATTGTGCTCCACGTGCCCTTTCAGATAGGCCGCACACACTTCACCCACTGTCGGCGAATCCCCTTGCTGTACCATTACGGCGACAGAGCTGAGTGCCTGTCGCTTAGACAGTGCGGGGTCGTTGCCTGCGTTGCGTTGGTCCCTCAAACGCTCCCATTCAACGGCCGCAGCTGCGATTGACAGCGCTGGCCATTCGCCGATTTTGATTTGTCGCATGCGCCCATCGACGGGCGACTTGTACCGGTAAATCCAGCTACGACGCGACGCTGTTGCCTCGAGCCGCAGCCCGGGACAACCGTCGATAGTTAAATGTGCACCGGGCAAAAGTTGCTTTGCCGTGCGCGCGTCAAACCGCAT